GATTACCTCAGACGAGCGTCAACAGCATTTGAGGCCATGCCGTGCATCAAGAGATATCTTTACACTCATGTTACTTCACGATTTTTAGAGATATCTGCTGATGAATGGGATATTGCTGCATTATTACCAATGGACACTTTTGTAAACTCTTCTGAAAGCAAAGTTTACGCCGAATCACGAAAGAAATTTTAAATGTCATTTTCACCAAATCTTTTTTTAGCAAACATCCGTGGTAAAGATGGTTTAGCAAAACCATGTAGATTTGAAGTTATACTTCCTATTCCGCCATATGTAAATCAATTTATTGGAAATTCAATCATTGAAAAAATATTGAATTTTCCTAATTCTGTTTTTACTGATGTTTCAAATGCCATAGGTTCAGCATTTGGCCGCCAAGGTGATAAGGATGAATATTCACGGACATCCAATTCATCCACTTCACGATATTTGGCACTTCAATGTGAAAGTGCTGAATTACCTGGCCGAACAACGGCAACAGCCGATGTAAAAATATATGGTCCAACATTTAAAGTGCCCTATCAAACACAATATACGGACACAACTTTAACTTTTTTATGTACCAACGATTTTTATGAGCGTAAACTTTTTGACCGTTGGATGGAATGTATTCACCCATCAGATACAAACAATGTTCGGTTTCCAAAAGGTCAAAATTCACGCTACTTAACAAATATTAAAATTATTCAGTATGATGAATTTATTCGCAAAATTTTTGCAGTAGAATTGTTAGATGCTTTTCCAATTGGAATTGCAGCACAACCATTAAGTTGGAGCGAAGAAGGATTTCATCGTCTATCAATTCAATTTGCATATCAGAGATATAGACCTGTTTATGATGGGTCGTATGATTTAGCTTCTGCGGCTACAGCTTTGTTTGGTACCGCAGCAGCAAGAGCATTACCAATTGGTCGTGCATTTTAATTAACTAAGCGAGGTTATTATGTTACCAAAACTAGATGTACCAATTCATTCCGTTAATTTAATTTCAACGGGAAAACCTGTTCGTTTTCGCCCATTTTTGGTGAAAGAACAAAAGTTATTTTTGATGGCTTCTGAATCAGAAGATCCAAACGAAATGATTACTGTCATTCGTCAAGTATTAAAAAACTGTGTGCTTGATGAAGTTGATATTGATAATCTACCTACTTTTGACCTAGAATATTTGTTTATGAATCTTCGGGCTCGGTCAGTAGAAGAAGTTGTAAATCTTCGGTACAAATGCAACAATGTTTTAGAGGATGAAAAAAAATGTACCGGCGTTGTAGAATTTGACCTAAACATTTTAGAAATTCAACCAACAAAGAATCCAGATCATAAAAACAAGATTCAATTGACTGAAAATCTTGGTATTTGTTTTAAGTATCCTACTTTTGATATGATTCAGAAATATGAAAAGTTAAATGAAAATGAGGTTATGATTCGTATTCTTGTTGATTGCATTGACTACATTTACGATAAAGAACAAATTTATTATGCAAAAGATTCTACAAAAGAAGAACTAGAGGAATTTGTAGATAGCTTGCAACAAAAAGATTTGGAAAAGTTTAAAGAATTTTTTGACACAATGCCTGAAATTAAAAAAGATGTTCACTTTAAATGCCCAAAATGCAGTTATGAAGAAGATATCACTATAAAGGGTATGCAAAGTTTTTTCGTCTAATCTTTCGTTATGATACTCTGAAGAATTACTATGAGACAAACTTTGCTATGATGCAACATCACAAGTATAGTTTGACTGAATTGGAAAATATGATACCTTGGGAGAGAAACATTTATGTATCTCTGCTAGTGAAGTTTTTACAAGAAGAAAAAGAACGGCTAGAATTACAAAAAGCAAGTAGAAAACGATAATGGCAGATTTAGCAAGTAGATATCTTTCAGCACTAGAAGGTGGCAAAGGCTTTGGTGGCGCAGCCAAGGAAGTTGGCGCTGGTATTAAAAAAGATGTTACTAGAGCTTATGGAAAAGAGCGTGTTGTCAGAACCATGGTAAGTGGTGATGACATACTCTCTGCTTACATTCGTGGTAAACTAGGTGTCAAAAAGAAACCAGAAAAAGAAAAAACGCCATCAAAAATTGGTGGTGTTGAGGGTGAAGGAGGATTTTCTTCAGAAGGTGCAGCATTCCTTAAAATCATAGCGAAAAATTCTATGTCTCTACCTGGTATGGCCAGAGATATGAATGTTCTTCGCCAAAATGTTGTTAAGTTAGTAAAGTTAAAAGGTGGTAAAGCTAGAGGTGCGGCTGATGCTTACTTTCTTAAAGAAGATGAGCGTGAAAGGGCACTAGAAGCACAAAAACTAAAAGTTGGTGGTAAACCATCACCAGCAGGATCACCAAAAGAAAAAGAAGGCGGTCTGTTAGATTCAATCATTGGAATGTTTAGTGGTGGTTTTATGGATGCAATTAAATCATTATTCAATCCAAAGATGTTGATGAAAGTGTTTACAAAAGTTTTCTTGCCACTTGCTATTATTGGCACTTTGTTTAGTGGGATAATGGATGGTTTTAAACGATACCAAGAAACAGGAAGTTTTAGTGAGGCTATTGTTGCTGGTCTTGGAGGTATGTTAAAATTTATTACTTTTGGTATTTTTGGTGAAGATACACTTAAAAGTTTATTTGAATCAATTTCCAATTTCTTTTCTCCAATAACAGACACAATATCAAATATTTTTAATGGCATCAAAGATTTTTTCAAAGGATTATTTGGCATAAAAACCGAAGATGAAGGTCCAAAAGATATAGCAAAAGTAAAACCTGAAATGCCAGATGCAGGCAAATTTGCTTCAGGTGCTGCAAAAGCTTCAGGTGCTTCTGATGAAAAGGCAGCTGATATTGGCGGTTTATTTGGTGCAGTAGGAAAAGGTGATGTGCAAGGTTTGTTTGGCAAAGCACAAGAATTTGCTAAAAAATATCCAGAAACTCCTGCAACAGAAACTTCACCAACACAAATGAGTTCAGAAGGTGTGCCACTTGACCAGGCTCAGCGCAATTATGAATTGAATAAAAAGCTAACAGGAGAAGCATCAAAAGCTCTTGGTATTCCATTGGAAGCACCAGCTTCACCATCGGCAGCTTCACCAACACCACAATCACCAGTGGCTACCGCACCTACGCCTACGCCTGAAATGTCCGATGGTGATAAAATAAAACAACTAGAAGGTTACATTGAAAGCAACAAAACAAGATTTGCTAAGCGTGAAGCGGATGCAGCAAGACACATTGCATCATTCAAAAAACGATATGCAAATGATCCTGACCGAGTAAAACAATTAGAAGAAGATTATGCCTCAACTCTTGCTGTTGAGAAAAAAGAAATGGAGCAGGCAAATGCTGGATTCCAAAGTCAAATTGATGCACTTAAAAAATCTAGTAAAGGTGCAGTAGCAGCGGCCAGTGGCTCATCTCCTTCTGTTGAATCTGGCGGTTCCGGTGGCGGAGTTGCTCCAGCATCTGGAGTTTCTGGTGGTGGAGGAGGATCTGGAGCTGGTGGTGCTATGGCTGAAGCTTCTGGTGGTTCTTCTCCATCAGGTAATGAAATGTCGCAAGCTTCATCACAAATAGCAGAAGGCCAAAGAATGGAATCTGCAGCAGACCAAGGTTCTGTTGTAAATGCACCAACAACAAATAATCAAATGGGTGGTGGCGGTGGATCTAAACCACAAGTTGCTGATGTATACAATTCTGATTTAGCAAGTATGTTGATGAGAACATAAGATGGCAGATATAGCAGGAATTCTTGGTAGTTCTCTCAAAGACAAAGTTCTTGGTGTAGCAAAAACACAGAAAGTTGTCAAAGAAAATCCAAATACACTTTTAAAAATTGTTGGTAAAAACTTTATGTCTTTACCAGGTTTTGCTCGTGATTTAAATGTTGCTAGACAAAACATTCAAAAATTAGTTAAGTTAGAAGGCGGAGAACCAGCAAAAGGCGCAGACGCTCAATTTCTTAAAGAAGGTGAAAGGGCTAAAAAGTTAGATGTTGAAATTGGTAAAGATGAAAAGAAAAAACCAACTGCGATGCCTGGCGTAAATCGTGTCAAAAAACTTAAAGAAACATTTTCAAAAAATAAAATTCTTAAATCAGTAATGAAGTATCTTGGTTTAGCTGCCATTGTTGGAGTTGTTTTTTTAGCATTTAAAGATACTTTTGTTGAATGGGCTACAGGTCTTTGGGATGCTATTAAAACAAAAATGGGTGAATTTGTTGATGGCATAAAAGAATGGTTTAAAGAATCCATTCAACCAATTATTGATAAAGTAATGGAGTTTATACAACCAGTTATTGATACAATATCTGGATTTTTTTCCAAAGTAGGAGATTTTTTTATTGGATACTTTAATTTTTGGAAAAATTTAATTACTTCACCAATACAAACAATAAAAAACTTATACGATGGTTTTATGAATAAGGTTAATGGCCTAATTGATATGTTGCCTAATTGGGTAAAAGAAAAGCTTGGCATTCGTAAAAAAGGTGAATCTGCACAGGTTGACGATTCAGCTGAAAGAAAAAAATTAGAAAGACAACAATCTGAGCCAGAAAGAAAAAAACAAGAAGCACAAAGAGAAGCTGAAGAAACTGAGCGAGTTAAAAGATTAGAAAAAGAAAAACAATATACTGGTGATGATGAAATTGTTCGTCAGCGTTTAGGATTACCTCCTAAAACTGAAACAATGCGCCGTGAAGAAGAAGCAAAGAAAAAAGAAGCAATACAACCTGCGCCAACACCAGAAGCATTAGTTGTTCCTGGGCCAGCTCCGGCTGCACCTCCGCCGCCGACAACACCATCGGCAGCTGCACCAAAACCAACACCAAAAGCTGCAGCTCCGGCTGCACCAAGCCCAGAGGCTAAACCACCAACTTCCGCTGATGTAAAACCAGGAAAAATTGGCTCAGAGAGTGGTAAAAAAGCTATGTTGAAGGCCATGGATGATGCAAACATAACAGATCCAAATGCTCGTGCTGCAATTATGGCACAAGTTGGCCATGAATCTGGTAACTTTACAATGTTGAGTGAAAATCTGAATTATAAAGCCGGAACATTAATGAAATTGTTTCCAAAGAAGTTTTCAGGCCCACAGGATGCTGAAGCTGTTGCTGCTGGCGGCCCACAAAAAGTAGCTGAACGACTTTATGGTGGTCGTATGGGTAATGCACCAGAAGGTGGCGGCGAAGGGTTTATGTATCGTGGCCGTGGATTTATTCAATTAACAGGAAAACAAAATTATACAAAATTTGGATATTCAAGTAATCCTGATGATGTATCAAAGCCTGAAGCTGCAGCTGATACTGCAATCAAATATATGAAACAATATAAAGGTGATTGGACAGATATTAAGGCAGTCACTAAATTTGTAAATGGTGGTTTTATTGGATTGGAAGACCGTGCAAAACATTTCCAAGAATATTTAAATGATCCTAAAATAACACAAGTTGGAGCGGCCGCTTCAGCACCAAGCGGTGGCGGTATGGCTTCTGCATCATCATCCCTCGCACAAGGTCAAAGAGAACAACAAAAACCTCAAACACCTGTTGTTGTTAATGCACCAACAAACAATACGACAATTGTAAATAAAACACAGGTCGCATCTTCTAAACGGCAAGATACAGGCAATATGTTAGCTAGTGCTGCGGCCTAATAAAAACCCCGGCACGAGGCCGGGGTAGCACTTGCATGGCATGGGTTAGAATCAGTTAGATTCCGCAAGGGATTTGAAATAATCCAAATCTTCATCATCTTCACCAATAGATTTATCAATGATAGATGTATCTTCAGCAGTGATATCAGCTGCTTTAGATTTGGGTGCAGGTGCAGCGCCATCAAAACCTAGTGCTTTGTCCAATCTTTGTTTCAATTGGTCATAAGTTTTGAAGTTCTTACGCTCAAGGAATTCTTTCAAACCATATTCTGATTTCCAAAGAGCCTCAAGTTTTTCATCATCACCATCATAGAGTGCCGATTTCTCAGCAAACTCTGACTTATCATAATTACGATATCCTTCAACATTACGAATTTTAAGTTTGAAGTTAGCACCTTCCCACAAATCAAATGGGTTAATTGGTGTTTCATCTGCAAATTCAGGGTTCATTGCTTCTGTAATTTTATCAAAGATTTTTTTGCCAAACTTAAACAGTTTAACTTGACCTTCATTTGATTTGTTTGCTGGGTCAGAAACAATCAGAACATTGGCGACATAAGACAATTTACGCTTTTGCTTCCGAGCAATGTCTTTATTTGCTTCAATGCCAGAATTCCATAATGTATTGTTGTGCTCACAAACTGGACATTTTTCATTTAGTGTTGTCAAGCAATTATCAATCAACCAGCCGCCTGGTCCTTGGAATCCGTGTGAAAATACACGAACCCATGGCAGAGCATCTTCGCCATCAACCTGTGGTGCAGGCAGAAAGCGAATCACAGCCATACCATTACCAGCTTTATCTACTTCAGGTTGCCAAAAACGATTATCGTCTTTAGAACCACCTTCGCCGGTCTGATTTGTTGCTTCAATTGCTTTGGTGAGTTTAGAGAGGTCAGAACGACCACGCTTTAGATTTGCAAAACTACTCATTGTATTTCCTTTCGTATAACGGTATATGAACGATGTATAAACGACTTATCCACAAAAACATATTATATCATTTATTTAGTAGCAAGTCAAGCTTTTGAATCGTATCTTTTACATTTTTGTGAAGTATGCCGTGGCCACCAGCCTGTGTGAAATACCGTAAAACATCTTCGGTATCATCAATTAAAACTGTTTCAGGTGTGGCATACTCAGCTTTTTCTTTACGGCCTGATACGATATTGGCTTTGTAATTAATACCATGCTTCCGCAGCCATTTAATTTTTTGTGCCGTAACTTCACCTTGAAACTTCTTGCCGCCGGCTGATGAAAGAATCTCAACAGGCAATTTGGTGTTTCTTACATGATTTAGCAATTCTTGGCCGCCAGGAAACCAATTCAATTTCTCAAATCCCTTTTTGTGCAGAATGAATTCTTCCCAATCTCGTGACCATTCTTTACGGTCTCTTTTAGCCAATGACAAGAATCCATAGTATTCAGTAAACTTCTTTTCAAAGTCGCAGAGAACACCATCCATGTCTAGGTAAATTTTTGTTATCATTTCTTTATAATTTTTTTAAGTATAAGTTTGTATTTTGTATCTTCTGGTAAAAATGGCATTAATTTTTCTACTTTGGTTTTAAATGTTGGCCACCGAATTGTATCTGAAATCTCTTTAGACCAATTTTTCATAAATGGTAAAATCTTGGCCAACATTGTAAAGCTCTCAATATGTATTTCCTTGCGAAGTGTCTTTGTAAGTAATATTGGATAATCTCCGCCATCCACCTTCAATACAGCATTTGGATCATCATGGCCATCAAACACTTCCTTGCAGTCATTTTCAAACACATAAGAAAACGATTGAAGAACACGCTGATGCTCACGAAAATTCACTTCTGCGGTGTCACTCAATAAGTCACCAACCCATAATGTTTCTTTTGCAAGCAGATTCGCAACAATAAACGAAATTAATTCATCACGGTTGCTAAACTTGCGTGATAGTTTATAAAAATGATATTTGTCTTTACGATTTTCAAATGCCGTGATACTTATGTTTGTCTTGCCATTGTAACGAAAGAAATCATAACTATCTTTGGTAAAATGAAGTTTGAGGGATTCGTAAAGACCGAAAGCCTCAAATCCTGTCATATTGGAAGCCTAGAACCTTTATCTTTTAATAAATTTAAATCCATGGCATCATTAGCTAATTTTGATTTAAGATTTGAATTCACTAATGATGCCGCCACTTCAATCTCTAAACCGGTTTCTTTACAATATTGAACGATTGCTTCTATGTAATTTAAATCGGTGTTTGCTACTAACGCATCAATCGCTTTCGCAAACTTTCCCATTTCATCTTTTGTAGGCATTACTTCTCACTCGCAAAATTAATTTCAGAGCGTGAAACATTTTCTGCAAATGGCCAGTTGTTTTGTGGAATTTCAGAGAAGTCAAACTG